CAGCGCCAATTTCCGATGAATTATATTCGTAATCATCAGAACCACCGTAGAGTCCATCGGTAGATGCTAAAGATAAACTGAATTTATCTCCGCTCTCCATTTCGGTTGATTCTAGACCCCACTCATAATAAGCAGCACCACCGCCAGCGTTATACTGAGTAGATGGATGGGCGCCAGTGAAGATATAAGCAGACTGGTCATTGATTACAGTTCTGTAATAAGTGTTAGCACTTTCGGTGCTCTTACCATCAGAAAGTTTTGAAAGATACGTAAATCTTTCTAGAATGGTGTTAGCAGATCCTGAGATAGCACCTGTTAAATCAATAACAGCTACGTGTACTTCGTCCCACTCAATTCCTTTTGATGAAGCGTAATCCGAAGTTCCTGGACGAGGAGCAATTGCAGATAGTTTAATACCTGTTGATTGACCCATTCCGTAAGTGATTTCGGTATTGCTGTACCAATCAGCAACAGCAGTTGCTGTGATACCGTCTTCGCCTTCTAGAACATCTCCAGATGAAACTAATCCAGAACCATTTGTTAAAAGAATGGTTGCTACTAAAGTATCAGAATTCCAATAAACTACTTCAGCGGTTTTGCCGTTGGTGAATTCTAGAAGAGTTTGTGAACCAATGCCAGCGGGAGCTTCGCTGAACGTTACGTATTGATCAGCACCTCTATCTACTACAGCAACTAGAAGTGAATTTCCCCATGTGCCAGCGGTTCTAGCAACATATCTTTCAGATATAGAACCACCAGAAATCCATTCTTGGTCATTCTTGATTAAATATCCGCCATCGGTACTAGCATTTTCTACGTTAGTAGTAGCACGAACTACTGCTAATCTTCCGCCGTAGTTTAAAAATTCCGAAGCAACAAACCAATCTTCGGCATTAGTTTCTGCGGGCTTTCCAAAAACGTCTAGAAACTGTCTTTGTGAGCTAATAGTTACAATCTCATTGATTGGTCCTTTGCGGAATGTTGAAGCAAAAGCAGCTGTAATTTGCTGAGCGCCAACGATTACAGCATTAGATAAATCACGCTCCTTAATTACAATTCCAGGCGAGACTTGACTTGCCATTTTATTCTCCTCTCGGTATCCAGTTTAAATCTAAAATTATTTATGAAAATCTGTAGTTAGACTCAATTATAATTCCACATGTAGGATACATCTTCTTGAGTATCACCATACTCCCATAAAGATCCACTCTCTATAAAACCTTCGTCGCCTTCGAGACCAGTTACAATAAATCCAAATGGAGACATGTCTTGTTCAATTTGATTTTTTTGTTCTTCGTAAATTCTTTGGCGAACATCATTATCAGTCATCTCCCTGAAATAATCCTGAACTGCCAACCAACCAAAGATAACCAAACACATTACGAGGTCATCATGAAAACCTTCGTCTGCTTCAAATGATTGTTTCTTTTGAATGAATGTAGTAAGTTCGGAAATAATTTCGTAATCACGGAAAAGAAGTTTATCATCTTCGATAATTTGCTTCAAGTTGGCACACCCAATTTTTTTAACAGTGATTGACATTTTTACACCCAACTGAGTCTTGTTGCCAGAAAATCCTTGACCAACAATTTGCCCAGCACGACCCCTCATGGAACACATCAATACATTTGGATATTCCAAATCGTAGTTGAGAATAGATGCTACTTGGTCGCCAACATCATTTACCTCACATAACACATAAGCATTGTTGTATGCTCTAGCAACGTCATTAATTACGTTGGGGAAAAGCATAGGTTTAATTTCGTTGTTCCTGTATTTGGCTACAATTTTGTAGGGAACAGTAGTGATATCAAAAACAATAAAAGCAGAATAATCTCCACCGATCCCTCTACTAACGTCGGCAGTGATGATGTATTCAGATTTTTCGTTTGGTTTTTCATATACATCTAAACCTTTGTTTGAACTAATTGGAGTGTCAAACACAAGCGATCTTAACTTAGAAGCAGCAATAAGTGTATCAACTGATCCTAAGAATTCACACTCAAATTCCTGAGTGAACTGACGTTCAGAAGTGTTCTTGATCGTTTCTTCTTTCCACTTAGCATCACGACCAGGAACTTCTGACCAGTGAACCTCAGTCCAAATATAATTGTTTCTTTTATTCTGAGCATCCATCCACAACTTATAGAAGTGGTTCATTCCATATGGAGTAGAAATAATAATAACTTTAGTTTTCTGACCAGATGAAATAGTAGGATATACAGACGAGAAGAAGTCGTCGGCAATATGGTTTGGAACGAAAGCAAATTCGTCCAAGAAAATAATGTTGAATGACATTCCTCGAACAGCAGATGCTGATGTCGATGCTGCCATAATCTTGGAACCATTCTCTAGTTCCATGGAACCTTTGTTCCACGCAATAATACCTTGCTGTAACCACTTGGGAAGATTCTCGTATGCTGTCTGTAATCTTCCTAGTAGGTCACGAGCAGTTGATGCTTTGTTTGCCAGAATACCAATGTTGGAGCTATCATTAAACAAAGCATAGTGAAGCAGATAGGAAACCACAACCGTTGATTTCCCTGTCTGTCTTGGTAGTTTGGCAATATTAAATCTGTTCTCGTGAAATCTATTAACTAAATCTTTCTGGAAATCATACATCCTGAAAGGAATTAAACCCTCGTCAACCGAAACAATCTTGACATAGTTTAAAGCGAAATATACGGGGTCTTCCTTACATTTCAGATATTCTTTAATTTGTTCTTTAGTCCATTGATGGGGAACGTTTGCTTTTTTTAAAAGCGGATTCCCCAAATATACTTGATCGTTACTCATTCAGTGCTCTACTAATATCTTTATCAACTGCTTCCATATTATTTAATCTATTTTCCCAACCCTTGCCATCGGTGGTTCCTTGACGAGGATTGATACAAGTATTATCTCCAAATTTATCACAAACTAAACTTGCTAATTCAGTTTCATCTCCCTTTTTATTAGTTCCTGACCAAAAGTGCTGCCCACCAATCCATTGTGCCCCACATTTGGGACAGGTTTTAGTATCCATAATCTTAACCCGAGACTAGAACCTATTATATAGGCACCCCTAGTATCATGCTGTTACAGATTAAACACAAATTATTTTTTTACGCTTGGAATGGGAACACTAAATCTTTCCCATGCTTTGGGTCCATATGAACATTCTGATTTGAGTTCTGGTTTTTGACAAAGTTTACAAAATTTCTTTTCTTCTTTGTCTTCGCTCTTTTCTTCTTTTACAATTTCTTCGTTCGTGCCATTCATATACATGGCAGCAGCATTTAAATTGTGTACAGACAATGCCAATTTAGATTGAACCCACCCAGGAATTTGCATCTGAGGATCTTTAATTATTCCTCTTAGCATTTCGATGTAATGCTCTAATTCTGATAATTGATTTAGTAGCATTGCTCCTTCATCATCTAATTCAGTTCCCTTAGCAATAGCAATATGATTTTCCGACAGGTGAGATTTAAACTCTTCTCTCATTTGCTTGAAAGATTTTTTCTTTTTGTATTCTGCTTTCATTTTCTTTTCCATTGCTAGTAGATGTTTGTAGTAATCTGGAAATTCATCTAGATGCTGTAAAGCAATATTGTATGCTGCTTTGTGATCAGTAACATGCTCACGCTCTACAGTAGATCCAACCTCAGCTTGACGTATAACATATTTGACAGAGACACCATGTTTTCTGGATATTTCTCTTTCTGTAGGTACTCTTTTTTTCATTATGAGAAATAACCTACAGGTGTACATCTCACATCAGATCCAGTATCCACGGCCAGTTTTTGAGTTGCTTTTTTGTGAATAACGAGTTGTGTTCCAGGATTGGAATAAAAAGAACCAACTACTGTAGTTCCATCATTTTCATAAAGAGTGACAACTCTCATTGCGTTTCCTCCAGCATCATGAACAACTAAAACGTCAACAGCATTAGCACTAATAACGTTTGGAGTTCCTGAAAGTGTTACAGCAGATCCAATTAATTTAATTCTCATTATTTTTTCCTTTATTTTTTATTTATTCTTCTGACATCTTTTTGCCCATATCTTTGAGCATTTTCTGAAGATCTGCTGTGCTTCCCAAGAACATTGTATTATTAACAGTTGTTGGTCCAGACCCTTTAACTGGGGCATCAAGATCCTTCATCTTTTTCTGAAGATCAATTAATTTATCAGTCATGTCTGAGACCTGCTTCATAGCGTTCACAGCGACTTCATACGCTCTGGGGTGCCCAGACTCCTGAGCAACCTCCAAGGCACCTTGTACCGCCTCCTGACCCTTCTCTATGAGGTCGTAAAGTTGACCCCTTGTATATTCGTAATCTTTTTCAGGATCTTCCTTTTTTATTGGTGGTAGAGGTTTAGTTTCAGATAGTTCGATATCTTCTGGAATAACATCAATATCAAATATTTGTTCCATGTTCTTTTCAAA